CTTAAATTTTCCCCCGGCGGACTTTTTGACCCATTCTTCTTACCCCGCGGGGTCTAAAAGCACCTCGGAAGGAGGTCTAAAGTGCAGTGAGTCGGCGCAAAAGTGATCCACTTGAAGGAAGAAGTCGTCGTCCTCCGGCAACAAATCCTCAGGATCGTGAGAACCAGATCATCGCAGCGGCTTTCGACCTCGCCGAGAAGCAGATTCGAGATGGGACGGCGTCCTCCCAAGTGCTTTCCCTGTTCTTGAAGTACGGTTCGTCACGAGAGAAACTCGAACAAGAGAAGATCGCGATGGAGAACAATCTTCTCGAGACAAAGAGAGAGATTCTCGAATCCGAAAAGAGGACAGAAGAGCTTTACCGCAAGGCTTTGGATGCTATGAGGACGTACAGCGGACAAGCTCCGGAGATTCAAGGCGTTGAGTATGATGACTTCGAAGATTAGGATATATTCGGAGCTTGTCGAATTCGAAACCTTTCTCGAAAGGTACGAGTACCTGGCTTTGCACGGCGAAGTGGGCTGTGAGACTTTCGGATTCAACCGATGGATCAACCAGCAGTTCTATACATCGATGCAATGGCGACGTCTTCGACGCGACGTCATTGTGCGCGATCTCGGTTGCGATTTGGGAGTTGCAGAACGTGAGATCCATTCCCGAATCATCGTGCATCACATGAATCCGCTCGACGAGGGCGATATTCTGCACGGAACACGGAATGCTCTGGATCCCGAGTTCTTGATCTGTACTACACACGATACTCACAACGCGATTCACTTCGGGGATGCCTCGCTACTGGCTAAACCCTATATTCCCCGAAGCCCCGGAGATACCAAACTATGGTAAGGAGTCGTAGCGTGACCAAGGACAACTTCGACGATCAGGATGTCCAGGCTGCCCTCGCGCGAGAGACGCATGACGGCAAGGGCGGGCACGACGTTCCCGAATCGAACTTCAGGTCCTTTGCTACCGAAGGTGTGGAGAAGCCGGTCAAGTTGCTTCCGCTCGACATCGTCGCCGGCCAGGTTCGAATGGGCAAGTGGGGCGAGCCGAAGGTTCGTGCATCCCGTCTGTCCGCTGCCGGTTACGACGTGACTGCGGTAGAGGCCGAAGTCCTCCGACAGATTTCCCGCGGCGCTCCTTCCGCTTACTAGTCAGGAGCTTGATGTGACGGCTATCGCCTATGATCTTCCGGTGCTCAACTTGATCGCAGGTCTCGATGCGACCGAGCACGTCACGCACACGCAGCACCGGAAAGTGAAGGTCACTCTCCATCACAATGGCGCTCGTCTGTCACACTACGGCGTCCTCGATGTCTGGAAGGTTCGACCTGCTTCAGCGCATTTCAACAGCGATGTGATCGGGAGCATCGCGCAGTACGTACGAGTTGCCGAGTATGCATGGGCTTGCGGCAGCACGGTCGGCAATCGGGATTCCATCTCCATCGAGATGTGCAATCAATCTCTGGGTCCTGATTGGGTAGTGGGCGAGGCCACTTGGCGTGGCGCCGCTCGGTTGGCCGGATGGTTGTTCGCCCGCGTCATCGGAGAACGACCCAATCAGAACAATCTCGTCAGACACAAGTACTGGAGCGCCACAGAATGTGCCGGTCCGTACATCGACAGAATCTACGACAAGATTCTGGCTACCGCACAGCATCACTACGACGTGTTCGTCGGCGCCACCCAGGAGGATGACGTGGATCTTTCCGATCCGATCAAGCTGTACAACCACGACACGGGTGAACTCAAGGAGTACCCTCTTCGGGATGCGTTCTACGGGAGCCACTTCCACGCAAAGGAAGCCGATCTCAAGCTCGCTCGACTGGAAACCAAGTTCGATGCGCTGGCTGGGGCGCTCTCCGACGACGAGGCCAAGATCCTCACGGCCATCAGGGCTCAGCCGACCGGCGGTCAGGTCGATGTCCCTGCGCTTGCTGCACATCTGCGGGCAGGACTCGGTGCCGAACTCGCCAGCGAACTGGCCGAGCGTCTCACCGATTAGTACGAAGTAGTTCCGGTCAAAATGGTAGCTCCCAAGGGAGGTGGCCAATGAGCAACAGCATTCTCGAGAGCACGAAGAAAGTTCTCAACCTCTCGCCCGACCACGATGTGTTCGATCAGGATCTGATCCTGCACATCAATTCGGTTCTGAGCACGTTGAACCAATTGGGGATCGGTCCCGAACAAGGATTCATGATCGAGGACGATACAATCGAATGGGCTGCCTTCCTTGGAAGCGATCTTCGACTGAACAACGTCAAGACCTATGTATACCTCCGGGTGCGTTTGTTGTTCGACCCCCCCACGAGCTCTGCCGCTATCGATGCAATCAAGTCGCAGATCTCGGAGCTTGAGTGGAGACTCAATACTCAAAGGGAGGACGAGCAATGGACTCCACCCATAGTGGTACCGACACTTCCGGAGGAGTAATCTCTTTCGAAAAGTTCCTGGAACACTACGGTATTCCCGGGATGAAGTGGGGGGTCCGAAAGAGCGATGGTTCGGCGGGCTCCAAAGAACCAAAGGGCGAACTCGTCCTCACAAAGACTTTCAAAACCGGTGACTCGCTCTCCATTTACAAGAACCCACCACCATTGATTGCTCGATGGCTCAGTAAGGTTTCGCCGAATTACAAAACCAACGCGGAGAATTTTGCAGCCTTCAGTCTCCGCGACAAAGACGGAAAGAAAGTAGGCGATGCCGCTTTTGCTCGCAAGGGAGACGCGTTGGATCTGAATTGGATCGGCGTCAAACCAAAACATCGCGGCAAAGGCTATGCTTCGGCAGCAATGAATGGCGTAATCAAATACGCCAAGAAGGAAGGCATCTCCAAACTGACCCTGGAGGTTCCGGGCAAATCTCCGGATGCAAGACATATTTACGAAAAGCTCGGTTTCAAAATGGACGGTCGCGATTCCCTAGACAAATCAAGTGTTGATGTTTGGGGTGGACTCTATGGCATGTCCTATGAGGTAAACAAAGCAAAGCACGAAGAGGACTCCAGTCCCGAGCAATGGGAAGAAGATTTCGCGCAAGAGTTTTCCCAGTTTCTGATCGATAACTTCGGAACCCGTGGAGGGGAAGTGGAACACAAAGCAAATTTCGAAGACTTCCTCGAGCACTACGGTATTCCTGGAATGAAGTGGGGCGTCCGAAAGAAGCAGCAAGTCCCGGCTTCTTCGGATGCTTCGCGATCTTTGGATATCAAGGCAAAGGCTAAGACCGGAAAAGTCAAGGCCTTGACCAATGCCGAGTTGCGCACGGCGATCGAACGAATGAATCTCGAACAACAATACAAGCGGCTGGCTGTCAATGACAAACCGGCTGTTACCCGGTTCATTTCTTCGACGTTGCTGGAAATCGGCAAGCGCGAAGTTCAAGCCGCCGCAGCAAAGAAGGTTGCGGCTGTCGTTGCGAGGAAAGTTGCGACGGGCGGCTTGGGGTGATGCAAAACCACGCGATGATCGCGTTTCTGCCTGAAGACGGTTCGTGGTGCAAACAAGATTTTCCGCATATGACTCTGGTCTACGCGGGCGTGATCGACGATCGTCCTCTGAGTGATTTCAATGTGATGGCTAAAGACGCGGTGTCTGTAGCAACCTTTACAGGACCGTTCAGTCTTCAGGTCACAGGCCTCGAAGTGTTCGGTCCGCCTGAAGACCGAGTTGATGTTCTCACGTTGTATCCGACGCCGCAACTTCTCATTGCCAGAAAAATGGTCGAGAAGTGGAATGGCAGCGAATTCAAGGATTATAAACCACACGCGACAATCGGTCCCGAAGGTTCGGCTTCCAGCGACATGGAAACTCGGCCCGACGGCCATCGGCGCCGTGGGCTACCTACGCGACTGTATTTCAACCAGATTGTCGCCGCTTGGGGAGATCGAAAACTGATCTTCAACCTGGGTGAAATCTTTTAGGAAAGGGGGTGTCGATGGCGCTCTCGAATACCGCAATACCGCGTTACTATGGCGAATTTCGAGAAGCGGTTCTTCGAGGGGATATTCCTGTCAACCGCGAAATCTCAGCTGAGATGAATCGCATTGACGCGCTAATCGACAATCCCAATTTTTGGTATGACGACAAAGCGGTAGATGGTTTCGTTCTCTATTGTGAAAACGAACTGACCCTGACGGATGGTTCAGACCTGCATTTGCTACCTACATTCAAGTTGTGGGCGGAGCAAGTGTTGGGGTGGTATTATTTCGTCGATAGGTCCGTTTGGGATCCTAATGTCGGAAAAGCCGGAACTTATGTAACCAAGACAATCAAGAAACGTCTGGTTACAAAGCAGTATTTGATTGTGGCCCGCGGTGGGGCCAAGTCGATGTACGCCCAATGTTTCCAGTCATATTTTCTCAATGTCGATACCTCGACAACGCACCAAATCACAACGGCCCCCACGATGAAACAAGCCGAAGAGGTGATGAGTCCCTTTCGGACTGCCATCACCAGGGCTCGTGGGCCTTTGTTTGCATTTCTCACGCAAGGCTCGATGCAGAACACGACGGGGAATCGTTTTCTTCGTCAAAAGCTTGCGGCAACAAAGAAGGGCATCGAGAACTTTCTCACGGGAAGCCTTCTCGAAATCCGCCCGATGTCCATTGTCAAACTACAAGGTCTTCGCCCGAAAATCTCGACCATTGACGAATGGCTTTCGGGAGATCTACGAGAAGATGTAGTAGGTGCCATCGAGCAAGGCGCCTCCAAGCTTGACGATTTTCTGATCATCGCCATCAGTTCCGAAGGAACGGTACGAAACGGCTCTGGCGACACGATCAAGATGGAACTTGCGGAGATCCTCAAGGGTGAATTCTATGCTCCGCATATTTCTATTTGGCATTACAAACTGGATGATCTGGAAGAAGTAGCAGACCCCGCCATGTGGGTCAAGGCACAACCGAATATCGGCAAGACCGTAACATATGAGACTTATCAGCTGGACGTCGAGCGTGCAGAGAAAGCGCCGGCTGCTCGAAACGATATTCTTGCGAAAAGATTCGGTATCCCTATGGAGGGGTACACATATTTCTTCACTTACGAAGAAACTCTGGTTCACCCAAAGAAGAATTTCTGGGAAATGCCATGCGCATTGGGTGCCGACCTTTCGCAAGGTGACGATTTCTGCGCATTTACGTTTCTCTTCCCTCTTCCTCGCGGTCGTTACGGAATCAAGACTCGAAGCTACATCACCTCACTGACGTTGGACAAATTGCCCGGAGCGCTTCGCTACAAGTACGAATCGTTCCGGCGCGAAAAAACTCTCCACGTTCTCGAAGGAACTGTTCTCGATATGATGGAGGTCTACGATGACCTCGATCAGCATATCGAAGCGAATCGTTACGAAGTTCGGTGTTTCGGTTTCGACCCATACAACGCGAAGGAATTCGTCACCCGATGGGAAGCTGAAAACGGTCCTTACGGACTGGAAAAGGTGATCCAGGGCGCACGAACCGAGTCGGTCCCTCTTGGCGAATTGAAGAAGCTGAGCGAAGAACGCCTCCTTATATTCGATGAAGACTTGATGGCCTTCACTATGGGGAATGCGATCACGCTGGAGGACACCAACGGCAACCGTAAGCTTCTTAAGAAACGCACCAAGGAAAAGATCGATAACGTATCGGCCCTGATGGACGCTTATGTAGCTTATAAAGCACACAAGGAGGCATTCGAGTGACGAGAGGAGGTAACGGGTGAGTATTAAGGACCGGTTGGTGCACGCCTGGAATGCGTTCGTCAATCTCGACAAGCGTTCGCCATTCGCGAGTTCCGGAACTTCTTACGGTACGCGTCCGGACCGAACTCGTCTCCGGTTTGCCAACGAGAAGTCGATTATTTCGTCAATCTACAACCGTATTGCAATCGATGCCAGTGAATTGGTCATCAAGCACGTTCGTTTGGACGACGAAGATCGCTACGAATCCGACATCAAGAGCGGATTGAATGAGTGTTTGACCCTTAGGGCAAATATCGATCAACCGCCAAGAGCTTTTCGTCAAGACCTCTTCATGAGTCTGTTCGACGAAGGCGTAATTGCCATTGTTCCCGTGGACACTACGATCAATCCCGATCTATCCGGCAGTTTCGACATCAAGACGATGCGAATCGGTCGGGTTGTGCAGTGGGATCCCGAAAGTGTTGTCGTTCATCTGTACAATGAGAAAATCGGACGCCGAGAAGATGTCCCTGTGTCCAAGAACTTCACGGCCATCGTCGAAAATCCATTTTATGCCGTGATGAATGAACAGAACTCGACATTGCAGAGATTGGTTCGGAAATTGAACCTTCTCGATGCTGTCGACGAGCAATCGAGTTCCGGAAAATTGGACTTGATCATTCAGCTTCCTTACGTGATCAAATCCGAAAGTCGACGACTACAGGCAGAACAACGCAGGAAGGATATCGAGTTCCAGCTGAAGGGTAGTCAGTACGGGATCGCCTATACTGACGGTACCGAAAAAATCACTCAGTTGAACCGACCTTCCGAGAACAATCTGTTGAAACAGGTCGAATATCTGACCGAGCTCTTGTACAACCAACTGGGCCTCACCAAAGAAATCATGGATGGGACCGCAACCCAGCCGGTTATGCAGAACTACTACAATCGTACGATCAAACCGCTTGTACAAGCGGTGGTCGAATCGATGCTGGGAAGTTTTCTCACCAAGACTGCTCGAAGCCAGAAGCAGAGCATCATGTTCTTCCGGGATCCATTCGCTCTTATCCCCGCGGATCAAATGGCCGAGATCGTCGACAAGTTCACCCGCAACGAAGTCGCTACATCGAATGAATTCCGTCAGGTGTTCGGCCTCAAGCCTTCCAAGGACAAGAAGGCCGATCAACTTCGGAATAGCAATATGCCTCAATCGGAACTCGGACAAGATCCACCACCCAAGGCGCCTCTTCGCCTAGTGGAACCGCCGTCCTGAGCGACATCGTTTTATAATACGAAAGGAGACGCCTGTGGACGGCCACGATTTCGGTGGTTACGCGACCATGGCGAATCGAAGGTGCTCGGATGGGCGGACTATCACGCCCGAGGCTTTCAAGCACATGGACAAGGCCCAGGTGCCATTGGTGTGGCAGCATGGGCATGACAAGGTCGAGAATGTTCTAGGCCATGCGATTCTCGAACATCGCGACAACGGGATTTACGCCTACGGGTTTTTCAACGAGACTCCGGCAGGTCAGAACGCCAAGGCTCTGCTGCTCCACAAGGATATCGACTGCCTCTCGATCTATGCGAATGGGCTGGTCGAAAAGAGTTTGGTTGTCCATCACGGTAATATTCGTGAGGTCAGTCTGGTTCTTTCAGGCGCCAATCCCGGCGCCAAGGTCGATTACGTTCGTCTGCAACACAGCGACGACCCCAATGATTTCACCCTCCTCGAAGAGGAGGCCGTCATCTACTCCGACCAACCGTTGGAGCACGCCGAGGGCAAGAAGACATTCAAGGATGTCTACGAAACCCTCAACGAAGAACAGCTAGGCCTTCTTGAAGTCATGATCAAGGAAGCCTTGGAGAGTTCTGTCGAGCACTCGGCCATGGACGAAAAGCCTGTCGTCGAGGATGACCAGGACGCCAAGAACAATCAGAAGCAGTCCGAGTCGGTCGACGAGGATCTCGCACATAAGGAAGGTACGATGGCGCGCAACGTCTTCGAGAACAACGACGAGAAGCTGCAGCACGGCGGCATCGACGGCAAGGGAAAGACCCTCACGCACAGCCAGATCGCCACGATTTTCGAAGATGCCAAGAAGATGGGCTCCTTCAAGGAGGCCTTCCTGGCTCACGCCGAAGATTACGGCATCACCAACATCGAGATGCTCTTCCCGGACGCTCGGGCGATCGACAACAAGCCCGAGCTGATCACTCGGAAGATGGAGTGGGTCGAAGGTGTTCTCAACGGCACCCGGAAGCTCCCCTGGTCCAAGATCAAGTCGTTGTCCGCGGATCTCACGCACGAGGAGGCTCGTGCCAAGGGTTATGTGAAGGGGAACCTGAAGAAGGAGCAGTTCTTCACGATCGCCAAGCGCGAGACTTCCCCACAGACGATCTACAAGAAGCAGAAGCTCGACCGCGACGACATCATCGACATCACCGACTTCGATGTGGTGCAGTGGTTGTGGGTCGAGATGTACTTCATGCTCCGCGAGGAGTTCGCCCGCGCGGTGTTGGTCGGTGACGGCCGAGAGATCGACGACCCCGACAAGATCTTCGAAGACAAGATCCGACCGATCGCCCACGATCACGAGTTCTACACCGATGTCGTCGTCGTTCCATCGAACACGAACCCCGATCAATTGGTCGAGGCCGTGCTCCGGAACCGCGAGAAGTACAAGGGTCTCAACCCGACTGCCTACATGACGAATGCCGTCAAGACCGATATGCTGTTGACGAAGGATGCCCAGAGGCGCCGCCTCTACCGCAACGATGCCGAGTTGGCTTCGGAGCTCGGTGTCGACAAGATCGTCGAGGTCCCCGTGATGGAGGGTCAGACCCGCAACGGCGGCGAGATCCTCATGATCATCGTGAATCTGTCGGACTACGCCGTCGGTTCCACCAAGGGTGGCGAGATCACGAAGTTCGACGACTTCGACATCGACTACAACCAGTACAAGTACCTGATCGAAGGTCGGGCTTCCGGTGCTCTGCAGTCCCACAAGCGGGCTCAGGTCATCATCCGGGGCGCGGGTACCCTGGCGATCGCCACGGCGCCTACGTTCAACTCGTCCACCGGTGTGGTGACCATCCCGACCGTCACCGGCGTCGTCTACCACAACCAGGAGACCGACGCGATTCTTTCGGCCGGCGCCCAGCCGGCGCTTGCCAACGGCGCAACGCTTGCGGTCGTCGCCAAGGCCCAGACGGGCTACTACTTCGCCCACAACACCGACAACGACTGGGTCTTCACCCGCCCGGCCGCGTAAGGCAGGTCCAGGATGGCAAAGTTTTACGGAAAGGTCGGATATGGGGAAGTCGTAGACAAGGGCAATGGAATTCATGAATTGGTGATCACCAACCGGTTTTATCAAGGCGACGTGATCAGAAACACCAGACGATTCATGGATGGCGAGAAAATCAACGATGATCTCGCTGTGGGGAATTCCATCTCAATTGTCGCGGACCCTTATGCGAACGGCCATTTCTTTGCCATTCGGTTCGTCGAATGGGCGGGGACTCTGTGGAAGGTCGAAGAGGTAGAGGTCCAGAGTCCCCGCTTGGTGCTGAGATTGGGAGGTGTTTACAATGGCCCCAAGGGCACAGCTCCAGCAACTCCTTGAGGCGATCTGTCCGAACGTCTACTTCCAACCTCCGGCGAATATCCAGATGGAATACCCCGCAATCGTTTACAGACGAGAACCGGGGGATGTCGAATTCGCGAACAACGATCGGTACCGTTCCGTAAAGCAATACGAGTTGACACTGATTTCCCGCAATCCCGACGAACCCATTTTCGAAGAACTCTCGGCTCTGCCGTTGATCAGTCATGATCGGGTCTTTGTCGCGGACAATCTGCATCACGACGTGTTCAGTATTTATTTCTGAGAAGAGGCAACATGACGACGCTCGAATGGGATGCGACCGGTGAGCGGTTTTACGAGACCGGCGTCGACCGAGGCGTTCTGTACCAGCGCAACAATGCCGGCGAGTACGTCGACGGCGTGGCCTGGAACGGTCTCACGGCTGTCACCGAGTCCCCTTCGGGGGCCGAGTCGAACAAGCAGTATGCCGACAACATCGTCTATCTCAATCTGCTTTCCGCGGAGCAGTTTTCCGCGACCATCGAGGCCTTCACCTACCCCGAAGAGTTCGAGCAGAACGATGGTTCCGCTTCGCTGACTCCCGGCGTCTCGCTCGGACAACAGGACCGGAAGACTTTCGGTTTCGCTTACCGTACGAAGATCGGTAATGATCTGTCGGCTGATCATGGTTACAAGCTTCATCTGGTGTACGGCTGTCTGGCGGCGCCGTCCGAGAAGCCCCATTCCACAGTCAACGAATCGCCCGAGGCGATCACTTTCTCGTGGGAGGTGTCGACGACGCCGGTCAATGTCGGAACTGTGGGCGGCGTGACGCACAAGCCTGCTGCGACCATTACGATCGACAGCACCAAGACCGATCCCGCCAAGCTCGCCCTGCTCGAACAGCAGCTGTACGGCACGGTTTCCACCGAGCCGTCCATGCCGCTCCCGGCCGACGTTCACGCAATCATGGCGACCACGCTTACCACGGTGACGCCCACGGCGCCAACCTACAATGCCACCACGGACGAGGTCACGATCCCGACCGTCACCGGCGTGGAGTACCGGATCGATGGCGAGCCTGTTTCCGGCGTTGTCGTCATCACCGAGGATGTTCTCGTTACGGCGCATCCGATGACCGGCTACAAGTTCCCGGCTGTTGTCCAGGATGAGTGGTTGATCGACTTCTCGTAAGTCGAAAGGGGTGAGAGAATGCTTGAGATCGACGTCGAACGCGAGGTTTCCTTCGACGAAACAACCGAAAAGTTTGTCGTCTCGAAGTTCCGAGTGACGCTTGAGCATTCTCTTGTCTCGATGTCAAAATGGGAGTCGATCTGGGAAGAACCATTCCTGGGTCTGAAAGAGAAAACAAGCGAACAAACGATTTCGTATGTTCGAATGATGATTCTGGGTGATGATCCTCCTCCGGAAGTTTTCCAGAAACTGCTTAAAGATCATCTGTCGCAGATCAACGCCCACATCGCTGCCAAGATGACTGCCACTCGAATCTCCGAATCAAGAAACTCATCGGGATCTCGCGAAATCATCACATCAGAGCTGATCTATTACTGGATGTTCTCGATGAGCATCCCAATGGAATGTCAGTTCTGGCATTTGAATCGATTGATCACTTTGATTCGTGTATTCAATGCGAAGAATGCACCTAAGAAGAAGATGAGTGCTGCGGAACGACGCGCATTGAATAAACAAAGACTTGCCAAGCACAAGACTAGAGGCTGAGGGGAGGTTTGATGGCGCGAATCGACTGGGCCCAAGTAGGGAGTCGTTACTTCGAGGCAGGCATCGATCGTGGAGTGCTCTACGTAGGGAACAACCCTGGAGTTCCCTGGGTCGGATTGATCGGAGTCGAGCACAATGCTTCGGGCGGGGACGCAAAGCCTCGATATCTCGACGGCGTGAAGATCAGCAACTACGCGGCGCCAGAAGAATTCGAAGCAACCATCGAAGCTTTCACTTATCCGACGGCGTTCGAACAATGTGATGGGACCGCACACATTCAGAATGGTTTGCGAGTATCGCAGCAATTTCGCAAATCATTTGGGATGACTTATCGAACCAAGGTAGGCAACGACGCAAAAGGGTTGGATCTGGCTTACAAAATCCATATCCTTTACAATCTTCGTGCCGAGCCCACAGACCGCGGGTATGAAACCCTTGGTGATGATAATGAAGCCATGAGCTTCAGTTGGGGTGTGACTTCTAGGGGTGAGATGGTGACCGGCTTGTTTCCCTCGGCGCACTTCACCGTCGATTCCCGGGATGTTCCCGCGGAACTTCTCCAGGACATCGAGAACATACTTTACGGCGATTCGAGCAACGAACCCAAGTTGCCCTCACCAGGCGAACTTATATTCCTGTTCGATTCGTTCGAAGATCTTGTGTATGATGCAGGTGATCCCTTCACGCCCGTGTTTGCAATCTATGATGCGGGAGATCCACTCACACCCGTCACGGAAACGATCGATGGAGGCACGCTGTAATGGCAGTCGGCACACAAATGCAACAGAGGCGTGCCTCCGAGGCCGTTTGGAACACGACGGATTATATTCTCGCCGATGGCGAACTCGGGGTTACGACTGATTCGGGAATCATCAAGATCGGCGATGGAGTAAACAGCTGGTCGGAATTGGATCCTGCTTTCAGTTCCCAATTCCTGCCGATCCTGGGAAAGGCCGCGGATTCGGAGCTTCTGGACGGAATCAATTCCAGTGGGTTCCTTCAGTTGGCCGATGCGACCACAGACGCAACCTCGGACAAGATCGCCCGACGACTGGGCGACGGCCGATTGAAGGCCGTAACCGGCATTTCCACCGATGACGTGGTCAACTATGCTCAAATGATCGCTGCAGACAGCGCTAATCGCAAGAACTTGCTTGGCAGAAATACGTCGAGTGCGATTACTCTTCAAGCATCTGATATCAACACCACCATCTTGGTTAGCAACCCCAACCGCAATACCGTAGTTCAAATAACAATCCCCACGAATGCGACGGTTCCGATTGATATCGGATCATGGGTCGACGTTTATAGTTTCAATATTGGAACTGCAAATATCGTCCCTATTGCTGGCGTTGCGCTTCGAGGCGATGGTCGGGTTTATGGGAATTACGGCGTTGTTCGTCTCCTGAAAGTCAACACAGACACGTGGCTCGTGTCTCGCAGGATCGACCCTGTCGATAATTACGCCCGTGCGTTTGCGTACATGAACGTCAACTCACCCGTTTTGGGATCAGGATGGAAGCATGTACCACTCAATGCCGAATCATATGACTCCCACAATGGGCATGTGACCGGGGCTATCACCGGTGACGACACCGATTCGACGCCCGCCAAACAGACGAATCGTTTCACCTGTCCGGTAGGACAAGCGGGTTTGTACAAATGCTCGGGTATGGTCAGTATTTTCGCCCCTTCGGCAACTCGAATTCATGCGAGATTCTTGAAGAATGGAGTCACCTTCCCGGGGTGTGCCGGTGCTGGAGCGAATATCACTTCGAAAGAACAGGCATTGACCGGCGAGAAACTGATCGAGCTCGCCGAACTCGAATACGTCGGTCTTCAGGGATATTGCGAAGTCGCCAACTGGAATTTCCAGGTTGAACCCGGTTCGGAGATCACGAGTTGGATGAATATCGAGCGAATCGCCTGACGAAAAGGAGTCGGCATGAAAGTCTCCTTTACTCACACAGGTGGGTTTGATAAAACCGAGCAGTTCCTTAAGAAGATTCAGAAGCTCGATATTCAGGGCATTTTGGTTTCTCAAGCCAAAAAAGGTGTCGCGGCATTGTCCTCGGCAACCCCGAAAGATTCCGCGCGTGCTGCTTCTTCCTGGAATTATGAAATTATTCGGACGCCGAACCGGATCGATATCGTATGGACGAATTCGGATATCGAAAACGGATTTCCTGTAGCCATCATGATTCAATATGGTCACGGCACAGGAACCGGCGGGTATGTGCAAGGAATCGATTACATCAATCCTGCTATGCGACCGATATTTGATCAAATAGCGCAAGTTGTATGGAGGGCGGTGATTTCCTCATGAGTACCATCGAAGAACGTGTCGTGCAAATGAAGTTCGACACGAAGGAGTGGTCGTCCAATGTCCAACCTGTGTTGGACCAACTCAAGGCTCTGAAAGAAGGGCTAAAACTCGAAGGCGCCCAGAAAGGTCTTGAGGAAGTAAACGCCAGCGCCAACAGGTTCTCGCTGGATGGTATGAAAAACCATCTGACGGAAGTCAAGGCGCGTTTCACCGCCCTCGAAGTTGCCGCAGTCACGGCTTTGTCGAATATCGTCAATAGAGCCGTCAATGCCGGTCTACAATTGGCGAAATCCCTCACGATCCAACCACTCATCAGTGGCTTCCGTGAATACGAGACGAATCTGAATTCCATTCAGACCATTCTGGCGAATACTGGTCTAAAGGGCGCCGAAGGTCTGAATACGGTAACCGATGCTCTGGAAGAGTTGAACCACTACTCGGACCAGACGATCTACAACTTCTCTGAGATGGCAAAGAACATCGGCACCTTCACGGCTGCCGGCGTGAAGCTCGAGGTGGCCACTTCAGCCATCAAGGGTATCGCAAACCTTGCGGCTATCTCCGGATCGAATGCTGAGCAGGCTTCCGCGGCAATGTATCAGCTGTCGCAGGCTCTGGCTGCCGGCAAGGTCACATTGGAAGACTGGAACTCGGTTGTAAACGCCGGTATGGGCGGAAAGGTATTCCAGGATGCCCTGATCGAAACAGCCAGGGTGCATGGCGTAAATATCGATGAGATCATCAAGAAGCAGGGTTCCTTCCGACTCAGTCTGGAAAAGGGCTGGTTGACCAGTGGGATCCTGACAGAGACCCTGAGCAAGTTCACCGGCGAGCTCTCTGCGGAGCAGCTCAAGTCCATGGGCTATACCGATGAGCAAGCCAAGGGCATTCTGGAGATGGGGCAGACCGCGGTAGACGCGGCTACCAAGGTCAAGACTGTCACGCAGCTGATGACGACTCTTCGCGAAGGGTTGGGGTCCGGATGGGCCAAGACCTGGCAGATCATCTTCGGCGACTTCGATGAAGCCAAGGGAACGTTTACCGGAGTAAGCAATGTCCTCGGTGGAATGATTCAGAATGCTTCGGATGCTCGAAACGAACTACTGAAGACGTGGAAGGAACTCGGCGGACGAACTGCGTTGCTTGATGGTATCGGCAATGCGTTCCAAGCTTTGCTTTCGATTCTCAGGCCTATTCGTGACGCATTCCAACAGATGTTCCCGGCTGCTACAGCGCAGCAGCTGTACGAGATGACGGTGAATTTCCGCAACTTCACCGAACGGCTCAAAATAGGAGAGGATACTGCAAATAATCTTCGGAGGACTTTCGCCGGATTCTTTGCAATCCTTGGGATCGGCTGGGATCTGCTCAAGGCCGGTATCGCATTCATTGGCGAGCTGATAGGAAAGTTGACCCAAGGCTCCGGTGGCTTTCTGAAGTTCACCGGAAGTGTCGGCGACTTTCTTGTCGCTCTCCGCAGCGCCATTCAAGAGGGACAGGGATTCACCAAGTTCTTCTCCGGTTTGTCCGCGGTTCTTTCCATCCCGATCAAGTTGATCATCAGTCTGGCCTCATGGTTGGGTAAACTGTTCGACAAGTTCGATACGGGAACCGCGGAACAATCGGTCAATAGTCTGACGAATTCGTTCAAACCCTTGGGAACTCTAGGGGAAAAGGTATCCGCAATCTGGTCGAAGATTGTTCAGTTCTTCTCGAGCATGTCGAATGTGCTTGGGAATGCGGGACGTTGGATTCTGGATTGGGGTAGAGGAGTAATCGACTCTCTCGAAAGCATCTTGGGGGATCTCGATTTCGGACATTTGCTGGGTGGAATCAACACCGGGTTGTTCGCAGCTCTTCTGGCAATGCTGTACAACTTTATTTCCGACTTCAAGCCAGGGACTTTCCTGGAAGGGTTGACGGATTCGCTCGATGCCTTCACAGGGTCGCTAAAAGGCATGCAACATGCGTTGAATGCAGTCGCCCTGTTGACCATTGCCGCGGCAATTGGGATTCTGACATTGTCGTTGGTTGCATTGTCGAAGATCGATTCGGCTGGTCTTACGCGTGCTTCTGTGGCTATCACTGTGATGATGGGACAACTTGCGGCGGCATTCGTTCTCTTCAATAAGATCAGTACAGGTGGCAGTGCCGTAAAGGTCGCGGCGATGTCGGTAGGCCTTATTCTGTTGGCCACTGCCGTACGAGTTCTTGCTTCATCGGTCGAAAAGCTATCCAGTATTCCCACGGATCAATTGGCTCGTGGTCTTTTCGGAGTAGCTGCTCTTCTGGCTATTCTGGTAGCCGCAACAAATCGCCTCGACACGAATACCTCCGGGATCATTCGTACAGCGGCGAGCATGATTATTCTGGGCGTCGCTCTTCGCGTCCTGGTTTTCTCTGTTCGAGCACTTGGCGAACTCGATATGGAAATTTTGGGGAAGGGGCTGGTAGGCGTAGGTGCTTTGCTTGCGTCTCTGGTGCTCTTCACAAAGTTTGCCCAAGCCGACAAGGGTGGATTGAGTCAGGGAATCGGTCTTATTCTCCTGGCTACTGCGCTGAAGATTCTTGCAAGTGCTGTAGGAGACTTCGCGCAGTATAGCTGGGAAGAATTGGGTCGAGGGATGGCTGCGATTGCAGTCGGTCTCGGACTTATCACGGCGGCTATGCGTTTCCTCCCCGAAGGCGCCGTTATCAAGGCTGCCGGATTTGCGATCATTGCTTTCGCCCTAAAGATGATCGCCGATGGTGTCTCCGAGATGTCGAAGCTTTCGTGGATAGAGATTGCCAGGGGAATGACGGTTATGGCCGGAGCTCTTGGCGCCATAGCGCTTGCAATTGGTTTCCTGCCACCCCACTCGCTCCTGAGTGCCGCGGCAATCCTGGTCGTCGCCGTTGCCCTTGGGATGATCCAAGAAGCACTCGGAAAGATGAGTGGTATGACCTGGGAAGAGATCGGAAAGGGCCTCACAGTCCTTGCCGCATCACTTCTTCTCATCGGCGCAGCGATCTATGTGCTCCAAGGCGCCATCGGTGGCGCAGCCGCAATTCTTGTGGTTGCCGTCGCGTTGAACATCCTGGTACCCGTTCTCCAAGCACTGGGTGAAATGAGTTGGGAAGCGATCGTCAAGGGGCTCGTGGGTCTTGCCGGGGTCTTCGTGATCCTGGGACTTGCGGGTTACTTCCTCGGTCCTCTGGCGCCGGCCATCACCGCACTTGCGGGCTCGATTGCTTTGTTGGGATTGGCAGTTCTCGCCGCGGGAATCGGTGTTCTGGCTTTCGCAACAGGGTTGGGAATTTTGGCGGCTGTCGGAGTAGGGGCAACCGCAGCCATTGTGGGTATCGTGACCGGGCTGGTCGGTTTGATTCCATACGTTATGGAACAGATCGGTCTTGGTTTGGTCGCTTTCGCAAAGGTCATCGCGACTTCGGGCCCTGCGATTCTCGACGCAATCACCACCGTTTTGAATTCCCTGCTTGATTCCATCATCGAAGTCACACCGAAGATCGTAGACACGCTGAAGCTACTTCTCGACAAGATGCTTCAGTTGCTTATCGACTCAGTGCCCAAAATGGTAGACGCTGGTGGAAAGATTCTCACCGGCGTGCTGCAGGGTATCGCGAACAATATCGGTGGGATCGTCGACGCTGCCGTCAGTGTCATTGTGAATTTCCTCGATGGTATCGGACGGAATCTTCCCCGGGTAATCCAAGCCGGTGTCGATTTGATCTTGAACTATGTGAATGGTCTTGCAGATGGCATCCGAAACAATGCCGAAAAAGTCGGCGAAGCCGGGTGGAATCTGGCAAGTGCTCTTGTCGAAGGGGTCATCAAGGGTATCGGCGCCATGGTTTCCAAGGCAGTCGATGCGGCAGTCGCGTTGGCTCGCGACATGTTCAATGCAGCCAAGAAGGCGTTGGGTATTGCTTCTCCCTCCAAGGAGGGTATTTGGTTGATGAAGCAATTCGTGTTGGGTAACGTAGTCGGGATCAAGAAGAATTCGTATCTCGCCGAGAATGCAGCCGAAGATTTCGGTGAGAACATCATCGATACCATGGGTAAGACACTTAGCGGTCTCAGCAAGGTTTTGGGATCCGATCTGATCGACTTCAATCCGACGATTACCCCGGTGTTGGATTTGTCCGATATCAGAAAGGACGCCGAGGATCTCGCTCGACTTATGGGAATGGCACCCTTGGATGTTTCGAATTCCTACCGTAAGGCGCAAATCGCCGGAACTGACTATGAGAAGAGTCGATCCCAAGGCGATGAAAGCGATCTTTCGCCTGGCGGAGACAGCTACACTTACAACCAGTACAACACATCGCCGAAGGCACTGCCTGCAGCGGAAATCTATCGACAGACGAACAATCTGATCTCGAGGACGAGGGCTAAGGAGGATTCGAATGCTTAAGCAGTTGGATGTCACAAACCGCAGAGGCATGGTCCTTTCGCTCGAGATGTTCGAAAACGGAAGCGGCTTCCAGGTCTCCGATATCGAAGGCCTGGATCCCGTGCGAGCCACACTCGTATCCACCAGTTTCGCAGGAGTGGACGGCGCGCAATTCCAATCTGCAAGACGAGATGCTCGAAATATCAAGATCAAGTTGGATCTCCAACCAGACTTCGTCACGAACACATATTCCACGCTTCGGCGAACACTCTACTCATATTTCATGACGAAGGCTCAAGTATCCCTTCGATTCTATTTGTCCACAGGGCTGTATTTGGATATCGAAGGCGTGGTGGAAGAGGTTCCTTCCCCACGATTCGAGCAGGATCCGAAGGTCGAAGTATCCCTGATGTGTTTCAAACCAGATTTTCTGGATCCCAGAATGGTCACGGTCACGGGTAACACGGTAGCCGACAATACTTTGACGACCATCGATTATCCAGGGAACGTAGAGACCGGTATGGTTCTTACGTTGAATGTGAATCGCCCCCTGTCCGCATTCACGATCTACAACACCAGCGAAGAAGACATTCTTTCTCAATTGGATTTCTCGGGTTCGCTGATTGCCGGGGATCAACTCGTCGTCAGTTCACTCAAGAACGCCAAGGGAATCACTTTGACGCGAGCCGGCGTCAGTAGTTCATATTTGTACGGAAAATCAACGCAGTCCGGATGGATCGAATTCTCGGAAGGCATCAATCAATTCCGAGTTTACACCCTTGGCGATCCAGTACCGTACGAGTTGGAGTATATTGTTCGGTACGGGAGTCTGTGATGGAAATCCTCATCCTGGACAGCCTACTTCGACCGATCGACGTCGTGGATACATTCGAATCGCTTGTCTGGGCGGAACGTTTCTCGGAGATGGGCGATTTCGAATTGCGCACCATATCCACGCCAGCAAACCAGAAGCGCTTCGTTGTGGACACGATTCTGGCAATGACCGAGTCCGACAGATTGATGCAAGTCAAGACCGCTATCGAGACTATCGATGAGGAAAAAGGCGCGATTCTCAAAATCACGGGTAAGGAAATATCCTCTATCCTCGATTCCAGACCGGCTCTCAAGGCGGTCGGTCTGGGAGTGGCACCAACGTGGTATATCCCGACGATGACGCCTGCCAATGTGATGCGACACATATTCGAAAGGATTTGCGTCGACGGAAGCGTATCCGTAGCGGATATCATCCCGTTCATCGAGCTCGGGACAAACTTGTATCCCGCGGATACCATTCCGGAACCGAGCGTGTTGATCGACTGGGATCAGAAACCCGCGTCTGTTTATTCCGCGTTGAAAGAGTTGGGTGATATTTTTGATCTTGGTCATCGGCTCTACAAAGATCCGAATCTGACCAAGTTGTACTTCAATGTCTATGCCGGAAGCGACCGGACTTCGGGTCAATCGACCCTTCCCCCTGTCATATTCTCGACCGACATGGATAATCTACAGAACACGACCGATTTCAACGATGTCAGCAATTATTTCAACATCGTCAGAGTTATCTATACGTACGAGGACGAAGACGGCAACGAATTTGCTCAGATCGTCACGGTCTCGGAAGACGAAACCAATCCTCCCGAAGGTTTCGATCGTCGGGTCAAAGTTCTGGTTATCACAAGTATTCCGGAAGAAGTCACGGATATTCCGGCATTCCTGACACGAGCAGGACAGGATGAGCTGTTGAAGTCCCGCCCACTTGGCGCCTTCGATGGAGAGATCAACCCGAATTCCGAATACGTATACAGGCGTAATTATTATCTCGGTGATCTTGTCGAGATGAGAGGCAACAGCGGCGCCACGAGTTACATGCGAGTCGAGGAATTCATTTTCGTACAGGACGAACAAGGACAACGTTCGTATCCTACTTTGACCATTAAGAAGTTCATCAACCCCGGCACTTGGCTCTCATGGAAATACGACGTCGAATGGACAGCCATGGGCTCCGAGGAATATTGGGGCAATCAGTAAAGAAAGGAGGCTGCTATGGCTATTGGCGATCAGGCACAGGCAGCAGGCTTTCCCCTGGTTCCCGATACAGGGGAAGATGGCAAGGTCAAGTACGGGGCCAGGGAGATCAATCGCACTCGTGATTTCGTCGGTCTCCTCAAAGGGTTGATCCCTTCCAGTAAATTCGCCTTCCAGACATCCGCCGGCATCTCATCCGGAACCGCCGAACCCACAGGCGGTACGGACGGGGATATCTACTTCAAGATCGTTTAGGTCCGCCCATGGCAGACTACACACGCGATATCGGTGGAAACACCACGATGCTGATCCGTGATACCGGCGGAAACGTCGAATTCTGGATCAGGACCGGCGCCTCGACATGGAACAATGAACAGCAATGGTCATTTCATGCAAACGGCGGTGAATCCGGCATTCGGAAATTCAGAATGCTACGAGGCGGGAACTGGCAGAAGTTCGGCGAAGTCCATGTAGGATACGATCAGAGCGTACGTTTTACAATCTACAATTCCGGGTTGGGCTTTCCGACCTATGATTTCTGGCAACATATCGCCAGATCCACGGTACCCGGCGCTCCACATATTCATCAGACATACGCCATTTCCTCGGCCTACATCCATGTCGAGTTCGTTGGAACTCACGATGGTGGATCACCTGTTGTCGAATGGCAACTGGGGTACGGCGGAAACCCCAACGGTCCTGAGGCATACGGTGGATCGGGTGGTATCTCGGATATCGGCCCCTTCAATCCGGGGACCCGAGTATATTTCTGGGCAAGAGGTCTGAATGCAGTAGGCTGGAGCCCTTGGTCGAACCGGACCGAGGCAACCACCTGGCGAGTTCCCGATGCTCCCAACCCCATCTCGTTTACCGCGGTAACCCAGAAGACGACTCGAACGTCATTTGTAGACAACTTCAATGGCGGAACCACGGTTGTCGAACGACAGATCGGCTACGGTAAGGATCCGAATACTCCGGTATCCTTTGCGGCTGTGGATTCATCCGGAATAAATACCATCGGAAATCTGGACCCGGGGAGGGTCTACTATTTCTGGGGGCGAAGTAGAAACTCGGTCGGATGGGGCGCCTGGTCTCAACGGTCCCAACTGACTTTGATCGCAGGCTCTCGTATATTTACCGGTAACCAATGGCGCCGGGCAGTACCGTACGTCAAGGTCAATGGAGTATGGAAGGTGGTACGGCCATGGGTGAGGAACGCCGGAATATGGAAGGAAACTTCCTTGTGAAAGCGAAACAACACCTATGGGGATTTCGTGCCTGGAAGCGCCACAGTCTGATTCTCACGGTTGCTGGTTTCATCTATATCCTGATCGGCGCCGCATACGTATTGGCAGCACCGAACGAAGCCCGGGAGGTAGCACTCCAGATTCTTCTGCGGATCGCACCCCTCCATTTCTGGGGTGGTGTGTTCATCTTCGCCGGCTTGCTCTCGATCGTCTCCTCGAAATGGCCACCTCTGGTCGAAACCTGGGGTTACATGGTTTTGACCGGTTTGTCCATGGGGTGGGGAAGTACGTATTTGATGGGGATACTGTTCGGAAATTCGCCTTGGGTGAACATCAATGGGTGTTTGCTGTGGAGCCTACTCGGTTTTCTTTGGTGGGCCATTTCCGGCCTGGCAAATCCGGAAAAGTTGGTGGTGGCGACCCGTGCTGCTAGACCCAATTAACATCGGAGCTGTTCTAGTAGTAATCGTCTCTGCCGGCGGAGCATGGCTTACGCAACGCACCATGGCGAAATCTCAGCGATTGAGCGCCAAGGACACGGCAGAGGTGGAAGCCTACAACCGAGCAAGAGCAATGGATCTGCAGACGATCAAAAGGCAGGACGAAGAGATCGCGGATCTCACCAAGGATTGCGAAGCCTTGCGAAAACGACTCGCGTTGTCGGAGAAGGAAAACGAGGATATGCGGATCATCATCCGCGCTCTTCGCAGAAGGGGATCAGAGGAGAATCATGGATAGCACTGGATTCGTCATGAACAGCAAGGTTTACGATCTCCTGAAGTGGATCGCTCTGATCCTGCTCCCGGGGGTTGGCGCCTTGTACTTCGCCCTCGGGCAGCTATGGAATTTCCCGGCAGTCGAGCAGGTGGTTGGGTCCATCACGGCGATCGACGTGTTCCTGGGCATGTTGATCAACAAGACTTCCAAGAATCACGCTGTTAGCAATGTTGTGGGTGATCTTGTGGTCACCCAAGATCTCGACGGTATGGCCTCGGGCATGAGGTTGGAGGCCAATCGAGATCCACTCATCTTCGAGGATCAGAAGGATGCGGTATTCAGGGTTCGTCGCGAGTTCCCCATCAACTGATCGCATGAAAAACATGGCTAATAATGAGACCCTAACGCAAAGGATTAGCCATGTTCAAGAGTCCCTTCACCAAAAGTCCGATCGAGGCCAACCTCGACGCGGAGATCGAAGCTTTGCTCAAAAACATGAGCGAGGAAATGAAGAAGTCGTCCGACGAGTACGCGACGATGACCGACCAGTTGACCAAACTGTACGAGCTCCGTCACAAGGGCCGTGTCAGCAAGGAGACGCTGGCGCTCATCGGCGCGAACATCGCCGGCATCTTCGTCATCCTCTCTCACGAACGAGCGCACGTGATCGCGACGAAAGCCTTCGGACTTGTGAAGAAGATCGCCTGAACCGCAACCTGAGTAATTCTCGAGCCATACGACATGTGTCCTTCCCCGATACATGTCGTATGGTTTTCGGGAGTTTTACATGGCCTTTCATTTTTGCCTCGCAGCGTTTACAAGGCCTATAGTGAGACCCGTAACTTTGAAAGGGATTTTCATGACCTTCAAGGAAAAGTTCGTTTTCGCCCTCTACGTCGCCACGTCAGTCGCTGTATTTGCACACGCAACCACGGAGATTTACATCGCGTTCAAGCGCGAACACGACTACAACAAGAAGCTGAAGGAAAACCTGGCCAAAATCGAAGACTGAGCTCAAAACCATAACCCCCACAAGGGGTTTAGGTTTTCAATTCGCACGTTTTACAGGGGTTATAGTGAGACCCCACTATCCAGGAGATCATCATGACGAAGCTTGCCGCCGTCAAGAAGTTCATGCTCGACCCGAAGGTTGTCGCCGTCGTCGTTGTTGTTGCCGCTGTTGCAACTACCGCGTTGACGATCAGCAACAAGAAGGACATGCAGGACTTCCTGACCCAGCAGGATCCGACCGAAATCTGACCAGAGAACTGAACTCGAACCGCGATCCCCACAAGGGATCAAGGTTTTCGAAAGGAACTCCATGCGATTTGTTCCATCGACGGAAGAACTATTGCATTGGCTTACCTATGGGACCGAAGACAATAGCTATGCGACCGAGCCTTGTCCGTGTTCTGTTTGCGCCCAGATGCGTCGATTGAGCGACGAAGAAGACTAGATCGCACGAAAAACATGGCTAATAACGAGACCCCCTACGAAAAGGAAAAGCCATGTTCGGAAAACGCGGTTTCCTGATCCAAATGGTCAACACCAAGGAGTCCAAGATGGGCAAAACCCCACCCGCCGAAGTCGTCGACGTGAACCCCGAAGAGATCGCCAAGATCGCAACGGAGTTCACGGCGAAGGCCATCGGCGCCATCGGCATTGCCATCGCGGGCCACAAGGTGTTGAGCACGATCTGTGAAATCACCCTCATCGCCGCCAAGGCCAAGTTCAAGTAGCTATATCTCAACCTAACCCTACGCGGGGTTAGGCTTTTCCTTCAGGTCCCCACCTTTGGAGTTGTCATGCTCAAGAAGATCGGCTTCTTCCAGTTCGTCATGCTGTTGGTCGCGATCGCCTGCCTCGTTTGGTTAATCTCCAACCCCGAGATGTTCAAGCCCAGATCCTCGCCGGCCGGCATCGAGCCGGTGGCTGTCGCTCCCGAAGCATTCCAGGTCCGCATACCGACCAATTTGTCAGGTGAGTGGATCTCGAAGGAGCCCCGAATGATCGCGGTGATCGACGACGGCACCATCAGAATCGACATGGTCGGTGACGATTTCTCCATGGGTTACTGGTACGGGTCGTTCAAGATGCCCAACGGCGATGGGGATACGATCGTCTCCAACGCCATCGAGGGCAACGGTCTCGTTCTCTCACTCTCGACGAAGAAGGAATTCGTCTACAAGGACGGCGCGTTGTCATTCGAACTCACGGCTATGGGCGTGACGAACACCGTGGAATTGACACGGAAGTAGTTCAATTGTCTGGGGGTACGAGCATTTCGAAAGAATGGAAAGGTTCGAAGTGTCTTTCAAAGGGATACTGAGTGCAGCAGAGAAATTCGTCGGCGACAATGCTTCGGGGATCTTGACCGGCCTGGGAGTTGCCGGGGCCGTGACCACCGCGGTCTTGACGGGTAGGGCAACCTGGTCGGCAGCAGAGATTGTGAACCAAAACAACCTTCAAGACGATGTTCACGATCTGTACATGCCGATGAAGAAAAAAATCGACCTCGTTTGGAAGCAGTATATTCCCCCTGCTGTTGTCGGCGCCGTCACCATTACCGCGATCATTGCTGCGAATCGCGTGGGATCCCGCAGGGCGGCAGCAATCGCCGCGGCCTTCAGGATCTCCGAGAACATGAGCGAAGAGTACAAGAAGCGTGTGGTCGAAGCACTCGGCAAGAAGTCCGAGGAGAAGGTTCGCGCCGATGTCATGCGGGACCAGATGGAGCGCATTCCCGGGAACAACCTCATCATCGCGGCCGGCTCGGAAGTCATCTTCTTCGATCAGTTCTCCGGAAGATATTTCCCTTCCGACATCGAGACGGTCCGTCAAGTTGTCAACAAGATCAACCAGCAGGTCAACCACAATTACTACGCCTCGTTGACCGATTTCTACGAGGCATTGGGTCTTCCCAAGACCGAGATGTCCGACGAGTTCGGTTGGAACAGCGACGAGCTTCTCGAGGTGACCTTCATCCCCGTTCTGATGGAAGGCACTGAGCGTCCGGCCATCGGAATCAGTTTCAACAAGTTCCCCATCCGCGGTTACAGCCGAGTTCACTGAGGAATCATGCTCAAGAAGACGATCGCATACACGAACTTCAATGGCGAAGAGCGCCAGCAGGATTTCTACTTCCATCTCGGCAAGGCCGAGCTCTTGGAGTTCATCGGCTCGGGGGCATTCGAGGGCAAGTTGCAGAAGATGATCGACTCCAAGGACAACATTCAGATCTTGAGGGAGTTCCAGAGGTTGGTCTCGATGGCCATCGGCGTTCGTTCCGAAGACGGTGAAACCTTCGTCAAGAACGACGAGGTTCGTCAGCGGTTGATGTCCTCTCCGGCATACGACGAGTTGTTGATGGAGCTGGTGACGGACCCCGTCAAGGGTGCGGAGTTCGTCAAGGGTTTGCTCCCCGAGAACATGCGGCAGGATCTGGAGAAGAAGCTGGCCGAGCAGGACAACTCCTCTACGGCATCACAGGACAACAAGCCGGATTGGGTTCGGGAGAATCGTCAGCCCACGAAGGACGAGATCAGTAAGATGTCTCCCCAGGAGTTGAGCGATATCTTCGCAGGCAAGTTCGGAACCAAGAAGGACTGATGACATGGGGGGGATTTGCGAAGAGCCTCTGTAGGGGGTCTCCTCTTATTCCAGACGCAAATCTTAAACGACCGCTGTGAACCGAAAAGGCGCCCTCTATCGCTCCACACAAATTGCTCGCCATACAAAACTGGAGGAAAAATGTACTTCGATGCCGTCCTCGACGACCACGACGTTCTCTTCAATGGAACTTCGGAAGAGACCAAGGAATTTCTCGTCGCCAACTCGTTCCCGGAAGAGACCTCAATCAAGGTCGTGCAGGGCTCTTCGATGAAAATGTTCAGCCCGAGGGAGTACTTGGACTTGATGCTCTAGTCGCACATTTTACAGGGGCTATAATGAGACCCCATCGAAAGGATATTTTTGTGGACAAGATCACCATTGCCAAGAAGCTCGTTTCCGTAGCTGTCGGCTTCGGTACGTCTTGCATCGTCAAGGGCATCATCGAGCACAACGTCGACGCTACCACCCCTGCCTCCAAGGTGAGTGTGGCGGTTGCCGGCTTTGCGATCGGTGGTGTCGTTGCCGAGGCAAGTTCGAACTACACCGACGAGCTCATCGAGAGCGTTGTCGAACTGTGGCAGAAGGCTGTTTCAGACTACAAGAACAAGACCGCTGAGTAATCTCAAAACCGACAACCCTACAAAGGGTTTAGGTTTTCGCTTTTAGAATAGAGGGACATGATCAACAGAGAATTCCCGAGCAATTCCAAAAGCCCTCGGGCAGAAAGCGAACCCAAGCGAGTCGAGCAGGTCACCACGAGCGAAGTCATTTCGCAGAAGAAAACACTCGGCAGGCGTTTCAGGGAAACCTTCATCGCCGGAGATTCGAAGTCCATCCTGAACTATGTGATTTTGGACGTCCTCGTCCCCCAGGCGAAGGACATGATCGTGGAGGCATTTCACCAAGGCCTCGAGCGCATGATCTACGGGGAGTCGCGGCCTAGTCGTAGTAGGCCTGGGATTCGTTCCGGAAGTACACCTGGCCATATCAATTACGCCAACCGCTATACGAGTCGGGGAAACAACCCGATCGGTCGTGCGGATCGAGAGGATCACAGCGGCCCTACCGCCAGTGTGCGATCCCACAACTTCGACGACATCCTGTTGGCAACCAGGGTCGAGGCCGAGACTGTGCTCGATCGCATGTACGACCTTCTTCGTGATTACGAGATGGCCAGTGTCGCCGACTTGTACAGTCTTATCGGTTGGAGTTCCAGTCACGTGGATCAGAAGTGGGGGTGGACGGATCTCAAGGGCGCCACGCCCATGCGAACCCGGAATGGTTATCTTCTGAACCTTCCTACTCCGTTGCCTTTGGATTAATTATGAAACCTCGTTGGTTCAGGTCCGTAAAAGGACGACATATCGGTTGGGAAATCTACAGCTGGCGGGTATTCTCGATCATCATTTCGTTCGGGTCGGTGGAAATCGAGTTCACCAAATGGCCGAAGTCTCAATCTATGGGTAAGCGTGGAAAAACAGGACTCAATTCCCGATAATCCATCAATCGACATGATGCGAGTCAAGCTCGATCAGGCTTTCATCAGACAAGGTTGGTCGATCAGAACCGAGACCCTGTCCGACGAGCAAGTAATCTTTTCGTATCGTATCCACAAAGAACATGGAAAGGTCAAGTAATGGGACTCAAGCTCCCTGCCGCGGTGACGAGCAAGTTCGGTCGTCAGTTGCTGCATCTCCAGAAGGCTTCGCCCAAGCTGATGTTCGCGGGTGGGATCGTCGGCGTCGTCGGGGCCGGCGTTCTGGCATGTCGTGCCACGCTCAAGCTGAGTGACGTCTTCGACGAGGCCGAGAAGAAGAGCTCGCTGGCGACCCACGAGCGTGAGATCAATCCGGACGAGTACGCCGAGAAGACGTACCTCAAGGATCTCGGCGTCATCAAGGTCCGCACCGCTCTGGAGATCGTAAAGCTCTACACCCCCGCGGTGGGTCTGGGGATCGTCTCGGTGGGTCTGCTCACCGGGTCGCATGTGGTCCTGAACCGTCGGAACGCGTCCCTGACCGCGGCCTACGCGGCCGTCGACAAGGCGTTCGGTCAGTACCGTGAGCGGGTTCGCGAGGAGCTCGGTCCGGACAAGGACCGCAACTTCCGTTACGGGGTCGAGGTCGTCGAGGAGACCGTCGAAGGCAAGGACGGCAAGATCAAGACCATCAAGCACGAGCGTGCCCCCAAGTCGGAAGCCTATTCCGAGTATGCCCGGCTCTTCACTGAGGGCATGGACATGTGGCGCCCCAATCCGGAGCTGAACCGGCTCTTCCTGCAGTCGCAGCAGAACTACTTCAACAGTCTGCTGAGGGCCCAGGGGCACGTGATGCTGAATGAGGTCTACGACGCGCTGGGGATGGAGCGTTCATCTGCCGGTGCTGTTGTGGGTTGGGTGTTGGGCGCGGGTGGCGACGACTACATCGACTTCGGCATCTTCGACGATGCCACCAACCCGAAGGTCCGGGACTTCGTGAATCTGGCCGAGGGAAGCATCCTGCTCGACTTCAACGTCGACGGCGTGGTCTACGACAAGATCGGGAGGCACTGAATCACATGGCAGTCAACCAGTCCACCGTGAAGACCGTTGTCGTCTCGGTTTCCAGCATGATGATCGGCGCCGGTGTCGGGTACATCGTGGCCGAAAAGCGCCTTGCGAAGAGGTTCGAGGATCGCATCGCTGTCGAGACAGCTCAGATGAAGACGTTCTACACGGCGTCGAGCAAGCCGAAGTACGAGACGCCCCAGGATGCGCTCAAGGCATTGATTCCCGAGGAGAAGACGAACGGGAACGGCACGAAGGTGACGACCCAGGAGAAGGTCGCGTACCACAAGGTCGTGAAGGCAGAGGGCTACGCACAGGACATCGATCCCGAGGAGGATGGCGAGAACGTCGAGATCAACCAGTACAACGGGATCATCGAGACTCGTACCGTGGAGGAGAACGTGTTCGATCCCAGCCAGAGTGGCGAGATTTATTTGATCTCGGACAACGAGTTCATCGAGAACGCCACCGACTACGTCCAGAACACGATCACGTGGTACCAGGGTGACGACGTGATCACCGATGATCAGGAGAAGCCTCTCGACAAGCGGGAGACCTACATCGGCCCCATCACTTCTCGGAGCTTCGGGGAGCAGTCCGACGACCCGAACACCATGCACATCAGGAATGAGAAGCTGCAGTTGGAGTTCGAGGTTGTTCGCTCCCCGGGCTACTACGCCGTCGAGGTCCTCGGCCAAGAGGCGCCCATCGAGACGCCTCGTGACCGTATCAATCGCGGTGGCTGATGTCCGCCGGAACATTTGACGATCGTTACCTGACATGGTTGTACGGACAGGTCGCAGTCGTCAAGACCCGGAAGAGCTCCAAGACTTACTGGAATCTGTTCAGACAGTTGTATTCCACGGAATTCGTCTGGCTGATTCCGAACGATGACAACAGGGCAGCTGATGGTATTCAGCTACGATACGAATGGGCAGGTGAGACACACACCAAGGTTGATGTCGAATGGTTCAACCTTGGTTGCTCATTTCTCGAGATGCTCATCGCGTTGTCGAGAAGGTTGGGTTTCGAGACGGATGAGGATTCAGGGGAATGGTTCTGGCATCTTCTCGACAACCTGGAGCTTCTGGATTTCAATGATCGAAGCTCTCATTCGGCCGAAGAAGTACAGACAATAGTCAAGACCGTTATACTGAGGAAGTACGAGAGGAACGGGCGCGGGGGCCTGTTCCCTCTTAAGACCCCCACCAAAGATCAGCGCAAGGTTGAGATCTGGTATCAATTGAGCGAGTACCTGCTTCAAATTTAGTAATAAGGGGTTCCGTTGGATTTCTACACGATTCAGATTGAAGAAAAGGATGAGAAAAAAGGCGGCGGATACACCCTCAGCCCCAACTTTGTCGTAGGTCGCTCGCAGGATCTCATGGTACGAGGACGCTCGTTCTATGCAATCTGGGACGAAGCAGCGGGTTTGTGGTCGACTGACGAATACGACGTCGGCCGCCTTGTTGACGAAGAGCTGCGTGAGTACGCGAAGAACAAGATGCCTGGTGTTCCCGTGTCGATCAAGACTCTTCGCAATTACAACAGTAGGAGTTGGGCCAACTACCGCCAATTCCTTGCGAACATCAGTGACAATTTCCATCAACTGGACGAGAATCTGACGTTCGCGAATGACGAAGTGAAGCGTTCGGACTATGTGAGCAGGCGCCTTCCGTATGCCTTGGCGCCGGGCGACCACTCGGCCTGGGATCAACTGGTCGGCACTCTGTATCCCGTGGACGAACGCAGGAAAATCGAATGGGCCATCGGGTCGATCATCTCCGGTGATTCGAAGAAGATCCAAAAGTTCTACGTACTGTACGGACAGCCGGGTACCGGCAAGGGCACCATCATCAACATCATCATGAAGTTGTTCGAAGGTTATACCGCAACCTTCGAGGCAAAGGCTCTGGGCAACAGCAACAGCTCCTTTGCGATGGAGGCCTTCAAGTCCAACCCACTCGTCGCGATCCAGCATGACGGCGATCTCAGCAGGATCGACGACAATACCCGTTTGAACTCGATCATCGCACATGAAGAAATGTCGATGAACGAGAAGTACAAGCCGAGCTATACGTCACGGGTCAATGCCGCCTTGATCCTGGGTACCAATCTTCCGGTGAAGATCACGGATGCGAAGTCCGGATTGATCCGGCGCCTTATCGACATCAACCCGAGTGGTGTGACCATTCCACCGAATGAGTACAACACGTTGATGAATCGCGTGGACTTCGAGCTCGGTGCCATCGCGCACCATTGCCTCGAGGTCTATCGTTCGATGGGCAAGAATTATTACAACAACTATCGTCCGACCGAGATGATGCTTCAGACGGATGTGGTGTTCAACTACATCGAGGCGTACTACGAAGTCTTCAAGGCTCAGGATGGCGCCACGCTGAAGCAGGCGTACGAGATGTACAAGGAATATTGCGACACCACGGGCATCGAGAAGCCGTTGCCGCAGTACAAGTTGCGGGGGGAACTCCGCAACTATTTTGAGTCCTTCAAGGACAAGATCGAACTGGATGGCGAGATCGTCCGTAGCTACTACTCGGGCTTTACCGCCAACAAGTTCAAGGAACCGAAGACCGAAAAGATCTTTTCCTTGGTTATCGAGGAGAAGGTATCCCTGCTGGACGATGTGCTGGCCGATTGTCCGGCTCAGTACTCCAAGGCCGATGGAACCCCTGAGAAGTACTGGACCGACGAAGAGCGACTCATCGAGGGCGTTCTTCAAAAGCCGCGGCCGGATCAGGTTGTCAATACTGTTCTGGCGGATATCGACACTCACGTAGAACATTACGTGATGGTCCCAAAGAATCATATCGTGATCGATTTCGATTTGAAGGGAGCCAATGGTGGGAAGGCACTCGCCAGGAACCTTGAGGCGGCTTCGAGTTGGCCGCCGACTTATGGTGAACTATCCAAGAGTGGTGAAGGCGTACATCTCCATTACATCTATGATGGGGACGTTTCTCGGCTTTCTCCGATCTTTTCTGAAGGCATCGAAGTCAAGGTGTTCGCCGGTAAAGCGTCTCTCCGACGGCGCCTCAGCAAATGCAATGCCGTCCCGATCGCTACCATCAATGGTGGACTACCACTCAAGGAGAAGCCCAAGGTGCTTTCCACCGAAGTCGTCAAGAGTGAGCAAGGACTCCGAAATCTCATCGCCCGAAACTTCAGGAAGGAAATTCACCCCGGAACCAAGCCGTCCATCGATTTCATCGCCAAGATCCTCGACGACGCTTACGCTTCCGGTCTTTCCTACGATGTCAGCGATCTCCGACCAAAGCTCATCGCCTTCGCAAACAACAGCACCAACAGGGCCATGGAGTGCCTCAAGGTCGTCCAGCGAATGCGCTTCACTGGTGAGGAGGTACGTCCTCCATCCGATGTCGTCGAATCCCGTGACGAGGGAAACCCTATCGTCTTTTTCGACTGCGAGGTCTATCCAAACCTCTTCGTCGTCTGTTGGAAGTACGAGGGTTCCGACACCGTTGTTCGTATGATCCAACCATCTCCCCAGGAGATGGAAGGCTTGATGAAGATGAAACTTGTCGGATTCAACAACCGCAAGTACGACAATCACATCATCTACGGTCGTTACATGGGCTACAACAACGCCCAGTTGTATGAGCTCAGCAAGAGGCTGATGGGCAAGGAGGTCAATGCGGCATTCGCATCGGCCTACGCGTTGTCGTACGCCGATATCTTCGACTTCAGCAGCATCAAGCAGTCGTTGAAGAAGTTCGAGATCGAACTCGGCCTGAAGCACATGGAGATGGATCTTCCGTGGGACGAGCCGGTTCCCGAAGACCGTTGGCACGACGTGGCCGAGTACTGCTGTAACGACGTGATTGCGACCGAGGCTGTCTTCAAGGATCGAGAGCAGGACTTCGTCGCACGACAGATCCTTGCGGAACTCAGCGGTCTCACGGTCAACGATCCGACTCAGAAGCACACTGCGCAGATCATCTTCGAGGGTGATCGCAACCCTCAGGCGTCGTTCGTCTACACCGATCTGTCGAACGAATTCCCGGGATACGTGTATGATTCCGGGAAATCTTTCTATCGCGACGAGGAGCTCGGCGAAGGCGGTTACGTCTATGCCGAACCTGGCATCTACACCAATGTGGCGTTGCTGGATGTTGCGTCGATGCATCCGACCTCGTTGATCCATCTGAACATGTTCGGTAAGTACACGCCGAACTTCAAGGGTTTGATGGACGCCCGTCTGGCCATCAAGCATGGCGATTACGACACCGCACGCAAGATGCTGAACGGAAAGTTGGCGCCATACCTCAAGGACGCGGCCACCGCCAAGGATCTCGGCTATGCGCTGAAGATCGTTATCAACATCGTCTACGGTCTGACCTCGGCCACGTTCGACAGTCCCTTCCGCGACAAGCGGAATAAGGATAACATCGCCGCCAAGCGTGGCGCCTTGTTCATGGTGGAGCTCAAGCACGCGGTCCAGGACAAGGGCTACAAGGTTGTTCATATCAAGACCGACTCCATCAAGATCGCGGATGCCGACGACATCATCGTGGATTTCGTCTTCGAGTTCGGCAATCGATACGGGTACACGTTCGAGCACGAGAGCACCTACGACAAGTTCTGCCTCGTCAACGACGCGGTTTATATCGCCAGGACGGGGCCCGAAGAGAAGCGGGAGTGGACCGCGGTCGGCACCCAGTTCAAGGTGCCGTACGTCTACAAGACGTTGTTCACCGGCGACCCGGTACTGCCCAAGGATCTGGCGGAGACCAAGCAGGTCACCAAGGGCCACATGGTGTTGGCGTTTCCCGCGGGACGGGTCTTCGTCGGTAGGACCGGGCGATTCGTTCCCGTCACGGAAGAGTCGGGTTTGGGTGGTCAACTCCTGCGGGTGCACAACGACAAGGATTACGCGGTCGCCGGAACCAAGGGGTATCTCTGGGTCGAAGCGGAGATGGCCGGAGACGGAACTCTCGCGACCGAAAACATCGATCTGAGCTACTTCGAGCGCCTTGCGGATGAAGCCAAGAAGACCATCAACAAGTTCGGTGACTTCGAGGAGTTCGTCAGGTGAGGGGGGACACTGTTGTCGTCACGGATCCGCATCATGAATTCTTCGGACGTTCGTGTGTGTTGATGCCACAAGCAAAGGGGTCGGAGATCTGGGTGCGACCGCTTTACGGCACCGACGTACTGTCGATTCGAGAGGATCAGTTCGAGAAGGTTCGGGCGTAATGAGCGACGAAGACGACAAGGTCGAGCAGGAGCTCGGTGAGGTTTTAGGCAAGGCTGAAGCAGGCGATCTTGCGGCATCTCTGAAAAAAGCCGGGGAGGTCGTCGACCAGATTGTCGATGAGATGAAGAGATGGAAGGAGCAATAATGCCTGCCGCGGACGATCGTATGGCCAAGGCTATGGAGCGGATCGCATATTCGATGGAGAAGGCGGCGAAGATCTTCGAGACCTTCAACACCAACTTCGTCGAGTACGTCAAGGTTGTCAAGGACGACATGGAGCAGTCGGTCGACATTCATACGTTGAAGGAGTGTGTCGACGACCTCGTCCAGATCGACGAGGGCATGAAGCAGTTGCCGTTCCCGGTTCGGATGGACGAGCGGGCCAACGACTGGGCCATGGTCCCCGACGCCCCTCTGAAGCCCAAATGGGAGAAGGGGAAGGCTGTTCAGGTCATTGCCGGCAGCCATGCGTTCTTCGGCTGGGAGGGTGTGATCGATGAGATCAAGCCTATCTCGGGTTCCATCATGGTGTTGTTCCCGGGGAACACGGTTCCCGTCGGTTTCGGGACAAGCCAATTGAGGTTGGTGAACGAGGAGGAGACGATCCTACCCCTTCGTTTCGGTGCCGGAGGTCCGGAGATCGGCAATGCCAAGATCCGCAAGGACGGCAATGCCTACATCGTCGAGGGAAATGTCACCGATCCCAGGATCAAGGAAGTCTTGGCAGAAGGACTTACTCTGGGAGAATTTAGTTTCCCGGAAATCGAAGAGCCGACCCAAGGAACTCCAGGGTTGTTCCAGCACTGTGCGACGGCCGGCGGTATTCGGGTTCACACGGTCGAGTGTTCGAGTCGGCGTACGCCCGTCTGCATGGAGGACGAAAAGAATGGCTGACGAAGAGATCCAGAATCTCGACGATCTGGCGAAGACCTTGGGGGCACTGGAGCCCGAAAACCCCAACTCGACCGATCAGGTCAAGGCGGCGTTGGAGGAAGAGGAAAAGAAGCAGGGATCCTGATGCAGAAGATCCCTGTATATCTGTCGTCTCACGGCGGTGCCTTGATCGGTCAGGCCGAGATGAGCGAAGACAAGCTGACGATTGTGGTCACAAGCGAAGTTCTTGTGAAGAACGTCCACCGATTGACCGGACTGGAACACATTCATGCCATCATCTGGCTCGACCTGCAGTACGAGCCCGCGAACCCGTTTGTTTTCGACCCGAATGAAAGGGAGGGCTGATGGACGAGAAGGAAGTCAAGGAAGCCACTGAAGACCTCGCTCGTCAAGAAGGTCGCCCGAACGGTCCGGACCTGGAGAAGCGGATCAGGGACGCGATCGAGGAAGATCAGAAGAACTCCTGATGAGCCGACAAGTAAGCGTTCCATTGGTTCTGAACGACCAAGTCATCGGCGTTGCATCCATCACACTGAACGAAAAAACCGGGCAATTGGCCCTCAATGGGGGAAACACGGAGATGCAGAATCTCCGTGAAGACGAACTCGCCAACCTTCAAGTTGTTCTACAGACGAAAGACGGCGTGAACGTGTGCGTCGCCGAGGGTTGTCACAACGACGGGTGTGTCGGAGAATTCCGATGTGCCGAAAGCAGGGCCAATGGAGAAGGTTGAGATCCCCATTTGGTTGGACGCCGGCGTCGACGACCTCTTTGTCGGAAAAGCTGTGCTTTTCGAATCATCCATCCAACTCACGATTTCCTCAGAGGTTGTCGTGGGACTCGTTCGAGATTTGACCGAAACGAACAAGATTCGAAGTCTGACTTTGGTGATCGATCGCGAAGATCCCGGTAACCCGCAGACTCCGGAACAGCTCGAATATCATAAGCGGGTTATGGGAGAAAACTATGGCTAGAAACGACAAGAATCTCACGCTCGAAAATATCCGCATCGCCTACCGGAACTTCGCCGGCAAGGAGAACACCTACAACCGCGCCGGAGACCGGAACTTCGTCATCCTGTTGGATGAGGAGCTGGCGGAACAGATGGCGATCAACGGGTGGAACGTCAAGCATCTGAAGGCCCGGGAAGAAGGTGATCCGCCCCAGGCCTACATTCAGGTCGCAATCAGTTACAAGAGCCGTCCACCGAAGATCGTCATGATCACGTCACGTGGTTTGACGTATCTTCCCGAGGAGATGCTCGACACGCTTGATTGGGTCGACATCGAAACCGCGGATGTCATTCTCAATCCTTACGAGTGGTCCGTTGGTGCCAAGACCGGCGTGAAGGCATACGTCCATTCCCTCTTCATCAAGATCGATGAGGATTACCTTGAGGAGAAATGGACGGCGTGGGCCGAGAATAATCAGAAGGCCCTTCCTGTTGCGCCGGATTACATCGATGCAGAGGTTCTCGACGAACCTCTGCAGATTAGGGGGTAGCTCGTGCCTGTAGTTCCCGCATCCTATACGCGCAAGGATCCGGTCATCGAGGTCGTCAAGTTCGAAGGCACCTTGGCCGACATGCGTGCCATTCGTGACTGGGTGCAGACCTTGTTGCTGCCGGAATGGGTGGTTGACTTCCACGAAAACGTGCGGCTGATGGTCATCTCCGAGCCGTTCGGTACATACGACGGGGGCGAAGAAGTCCCTCCGTTCCCCGTCTACAGGTACCACAACGTATATGACAGGATGTACGTCGCGAAGAATGCCAACAATCGGTTCTTCGCGTTGGACGAGCATGTCCTGATCAGCTTCTTCGATCCCGACGTCATTCCGGAATAGCAATGATCGAATGCAGAACTCTCACGGCCGACAATGCCGAAGAGATCGCCCAATGGTGTAACGGGAGAGTCGTGACGGAATACGATGCTCTCGATCATTCGGTGAGCTCTCCGGGCATCAACCTCCTGTGCGGCGAAGAAGTCGAACGGGCCTCGGTCGGAGATGTAATCATCGAGAAAAATGGCACGTTCCACGTGAGCCACAAGATTTAAAAACCCTTCCTCCGGTAGTCAATCGAGACGTAGTCCCCCTGCGCCGAAGTGCCCCAGAAATCCAGGAGAAAGAGAAAGCGATGTTCGAGACTTACACCCGCAAGCCCTTCGAAGTCAGGGCTGTCCAGGTGAACATGGACAATGCCGAGGAGATCGCCGCGGCTTGTAGGGGTCGCGTCGAGAAGATGGCCTACAAGATCATGGGCGTCAGGACGATGCTGCCCTGCGTGAAGGTTCCTGGTCAGGGGGCCCGCAAGCACGAGGAGTCCTCGGCGCCGCTGAACCACTGGGTTGTGGAGATGCGAGGCAGCTGGCGCGTCTACAAGCCGTTCCAGTTCGACGCGGAGTTCGAGAAGACCACGGAGTCGCCTTCCAGTTTCATCCAGCTCAACGGAACCCTGGAGGAGACGCAGGAGATCGAGGCAGAGATTCCTGTCGAGTGGGTCAAGGGTGACTGGGCCCGGGTGAAGAACGAGTCCAGCGTGAACTTCGGGCGGGCCGGGACGGTCGAGTCGGTCGATGCCGAAGTGATCACGGTGTACTTCGCGGACATCGAGAAGACGTACGCATGCAAGCGCGACGATCTCGAGCGACTCCACGGCACTCATTCCGAAGAAAAAATGGACTGGTCGGAAATCAAGGAGAATGAGACCTGGGTTCGGGTGAAGAATCCGATCAGCGAGCAGGTCGGTTGGGTCGGTTTTGTGCAGGAGGCTGACTTGGAAAACGAGTTGGTTCGCGTGCGATTCCCCGACCACAACATCTCCATTTCCTACATGATCGGTGAGTTGGAGAAGCACAAGCATCTCGTGTAATTCATCAGAGCAGTACCAATCAGAGGGGTGGAACAAGATGACGAACGAAGAACAGCAAATCGAAGAGAAGCGGTGTTCGTCCTGCGGGAAGGTTTCGTGGGACAACACGTTCGGTAGTTACAACGAGAGGCACGAGGACAAGACCACCGGACGAAGCGTGAAGTGTGACACCAACGGCGGTACGTACGTCGACGGCGTACGGCAGTAGGGGTCAGGTTGTCATGAGCAGAGAGAACGAGAAGCCCGAGGATATCTCGGAGATGCAAGAGACCGACGAGATGTTGGACGACGCCGGCCAGGAGCAGTACGGCTACGTCGAGGACTTCATGGATAAGTGGTTGGACGGCAAGCCGTAAAGTTATTCGTGGGGCGACGGTAATGGAAGGCGCGAAAAAATTTCGCATCGGGACCGTCAAGGGCTTGCGTAGGGGCGCGCAGCCCAATACAGAGTAGAGCGAACGCGGGAAGACGGCAAACGGAAGCACCCCCCAACTTTCATGGGGCCGTCGAGTGGGTAAGGGGTTGGGCCCACACTTAACCACTGATCTTTGATGGAAGGAATGTCATGGAAACGCACAAGATCAACAGCATCGATCAGCTGGTCAGGTACTTCTCTTCTCTCGACAGGTACGTGACCGCCAGCGAGTTCGTGAAGTTCTGGCATTCCTTGACGTTCGAAGAGAAGATGTACTACAGGACGTTGGATCTGGAGACCGGTCTGCCGCGCCAGACGACTGGTGGATGAACTAGAGGAGGGCGACATGATTTACACGCTCAACAGCATATACTTGCTTATGAAGTTCTTCTCTGTTCCGGGGAAGCCCGTGATGGTTTCCGAGTTCGACAGGTTTTGGTTCTCCCTCAGCGAAGAGGAGATCGAGTACTACAGGACAGTGGATCTGGAGATGCAGTACTCGTCGGTGCTCGAGTAGAGAGGTCGAGATGACTTACATCAATTCCTTCAGCTCCTTGGCAGAGTTTTTCTCTACCCCCGAGAAACCTTTGTTTCTCGGAACGGGAGAGTTCGCCGACTTCTGGAATTCCTTGACGAGCGAGGAACAGTATTACTACAAGACTGTTGATCTGAGTCAAGAGACCTCGTCGAATGAGTAGAGAGTGAAAGGCGGGGGCCCTTTGGGCTCCTGCCTTCTACCTGTCTTATCTTTCAGCCTAGGAGGAAACATGCTGACGCCGCCTTCGACAATTGCATATCCAGAACAATATTGGGCTTGTCTGTCTTACAGATGCGAAGTGCGAATATTCGAAAACGAAGACGGAAAGTGTCCCGCTTGTTTGGATATCGGGAAACCCGTGGAGTCATTTACTTACATGATACAATTCACTGGAGATTGACATGATCTGGTTCTACTACTGCCCTGATGCGGAATGCCCAGTGGTCGTATTCAATTCGAAGACACATGACGGATGCCCTGAGTGTCATGTGCCGGGACTGAGCATCAATTCTTTGAGATTCAGGGCAGGTGATTTGAATCTTGAAATCGCCGTCGTTTCCAAAAGTTGAGGAGGATAGTGATGGAAAATCGAGATCAGGTGGTGATCATCGACGATAGCGACGAGATGTATGGATTCATCGGGGATGTCAAGAAGATTCTCGATGATGAGCTCGCGGTCTACTTCGAAGATCCGGATGCCACGGTAAAGTACAGGCGATACCAGGTCAGCAAGATAAACTGAAAGGTTGCCTTCTTGAAGGCACAATTGCGTGAACACCAACTCGAAGCTCTGGAGAGGCTAAAGAACGGATGCATCCTTTCGGGTGGAGTAGGAAGCGGGAAGTCGATGGTGGCGGTCGAGTACTACAAACGCCACCACTCGACACAGGACGTGTACGTTATCACGACTGCGAAGAAGCGCGACAGCCTGGATTGGATGAGGGAGTTCGCGCGGCATGCGATCGGTACCGAGAAGAATGCGACAGTCGCTGGTGTCTTGACGGTCGACTCGTGGAACAACATTGGAAAATACAAACGGGTAACGAACGCCCTGTTCATCTTCGACGAGCAGAGACTAGTTGGTTCCGGCGGATGGGTGAAGAACTTCCTGACGATAGCCTCGGGGAATTCCTGGATTCTGCTGTCAGCGACGCCAGGAGATACCTGGATGGACTACATCCCTGTGTTCATCGCAAATGGGTTCTATCAGAATCGAACTCAATTCAAAGCGGAACACGTGATTTTCAAGCCGTATTCGAAGTTTCCTGTAGTCGAGAGATATGTGAATGTCTCGAAACTGGTAAAACTTCGGAATCAGATCCTGATCCACATGCCGTACAAGTCACACGCGACCAGACACACCATCGAGATCCCGGTTGAGTATGACCGGGAGATGATGAAGGTCGCCATGAAATCGCGCTGGAACCCGTTCAAGGACCAACCGATTCGCAACTCTGCCGAGCTGTGTTATGTCATGCGAAAGATCGTGAACAGCGATCGAAGTCGCTATGAGGCTCTGAAAAAAGCTATCGAGAAACACTCGAAAGTCATCGTATTCTACAATTTCGACTACGAGTTGGAGATCCTGAGGACCCTCAAGGGGGTTCGGATCGCCGAGTGGAACGGCCACAAACACGAAGAAATCCCGAATTCCGAGCGTTGGGTGTACCTTGTTCAGTACACTTCCGGCGCCGAGGGATGGGAATGTATCACTACAAACGTCACATTTTTCTACTCGCAAACCTACTCTTACAAGATTTTCACGCAAGCGTACGGCCGGATCGACCGTCTCACGACTCGATTTCTGGATTTGTACTACTATCTCCCGATGACAAAATCGATGATCGACCTCTCGATTCGAAGGGCGATCAAGGAGAAGAGAAGCTTCAACGAGCACGAATTGTCCGTTTCTGTGTGACGATCCGAGGCTCAAACACGATTTGCCAAGATTTTACCAAGATTTTTCTTGGAGCTAAAACATACCCTGACCAGGCACTATGGTGTCTGCCGCCCTTTTCCAAGATTTTTGTGGAAAAAAACTTTTTTATTGCCTTAGGTACTAGGGGTTTCTATACTCTTACGCGCGAAGAGATAGTATAAACCCCTAGTACCTACCCCCTAAAAATAAAAGTTTTCGCGAAAAATCTTGGATTTGTCCTCAAGCAAAGTTCAACCCGAAAAAATGGTGCTTCATGGAACAATGGGTAACAATCCTAGACAATCCGGACTATGCGGTCAGTGACCTTGGTCGAGTGCAAAATAACTACACCGGCCGCCTACTTGCAATCTCCCGGACATCTGGCGGATTGTGCTATGTCAGTTTGCAAAAGGATGGACGGACGTCCAACCGAGCCTTGGCAAAACTGGTATGCGAAGCATTCATCTTGCAGCCAGACTATTTCGACACCCCCATCCATCTTGATGGGGATCCGTATAACTGCCGGGCTTGCAATCTCGCATGGCGCCCACGTTGGTTCTCATTGAAGCACAAAGTTCAATTCCGTGGTAATGGATCTTCCGGAAGTCGGCTCATGATCCAGGACGTCGGTACGGGTGAACTACTAGACATTTGGGAAGCGGTGATTCATTACGGTTTGCTTTACGCGGATATTCTAAGATCCATCGAATGCAATACTTGCGTCTTCCCCACATTGCAAAGATTTCGGTGGGCTTACTAAAACCCCTATTACCTCAGGGCAAATACATGGATTATAATAGAAGGAGTAGAATGTGCCTCCGATCTCGCATTGATTTTTTGAGGGGGTTCCGTGCCAAAGCGAGAAAATGAGTATCAAGGCAAACTGATCAAGAAGATCGAAAAGCTTTTGCCTGGATGCTTCATCATGAAGAACGATGAGCAGTATCGGCAAGGAACCCCAGACCTCACGGTGTTGCATGGCGCCCGTTGGGCTGTTCTCGAAGTCAAACGCGACGAAAAGGAAATGCGGAAACTTGCCCCCAATCAGGAACACTATGTGAACCGGTTGGATGAGATGGGATTCGCATCATTCATCTATCCTTCCAACGAACAGGAAGTACTCGATGCGCTTCAACGATCATTCGAGACTGATCGGTAGCCATGCGTTTCTGAGTCCCAGTTCCTACAGCTGGGTGAACTACGACGACAACAAGCTCGACGCCGCATTGATCGCATCTTTCGCGGCTCGACGTGGTACCGAACTCCATGAGCTAGCGCAACGTTTGATTCGTCTAGGCGTAAAGTTGCCGAAGACGACCGAAACACTGAACATGTATGTGAACGACGCCATCGGCTTTCGTATGACACCCGAGCAGATGCTTTTCTATTCCCCCAACTGCTACGGGCAACCGGATGCGATTTCGTTCAGTAGGAACAAGCTTCGCATCCATGATCTGAAAACCGGTATTATCCGAGCCAAGATGACACAGCTCGAGATCTACACCGCGCTGTTCTGCCTCGAGTACGGAATCAAACCATCCGACATCGAGATCGAACTTCGTATTTACCAGAATGACGCGATCGAAATCGAAGAGGGTGACGTTTTGTCGATCACCCGAATCATGAATCTCATCGTTGTTTTCGATGAGCGCATCAACTCGTTGAGGGATGAGGTGTACGGGTGACGAGTATTTCCGAAGACGACTACTTCGCCCACTACGGAATTCTCCGTAAGTCGGGTCGTTATCCGTACGGATCTGGTGGTCCCGAGTACGCCAACAACAAGGATTTTCTGGGTTACGTCTCCAAGCTCCAAAAGCAGGGTCTCTCCGAGGCTGAAATTGCCAGGGGTATGGGGATTAACACCAGCCAGCTTCGCGCTGCGAAATCGATCGCCAGGAACGAAGAACGCCAAGCCAGCATCGACATGGCCCAACGCCTGAAAGACAAGGGTCTGTCGAACGTGGCCATCGGCAAACGAATGAACATCGGCGAGTCGTCTGTCAGGGCTCTACTGGAGCCTGGCGCCAAGGACAAAAGCGATGTGTTGGCGGCTACCTCCAACATGCTCAAAGAAGCGATCGACGAGAAGAAGTACATCGACATCGGAACAGGTGTTGAAACCCAACTCGGAATTAGTCAGACAAAACTCTCCACTGCTGTGGCCGCATTGCAAGAACAAGGCTACAAGATTCATTACCTGAAGGTGCGGCAGTTGGGTACGGGCAAGCAGACTACGATGAAGGTATTGTCTGCTCCGGATGTCTCCTATTCCGAAGTATCGAAGAATCGTGATCAGATCAAACAGATTCAGACCTTCTCGGAGGATGGCGGTCGATCTTATCTGGAGATCCAGCCTCCACTTCCGGTCAACAGCAAGCGAGTCGCCGTTCGTTATGCAGAAGAAGGTGGCGCCGAGGCTGATGGTGTCATCTATGTACGTCCAGGAGTCTCCGATCTTGATTTGGGAGGCGCCAGGTATGCCCAGGTTCGAATCGCAGTAGACGGAAGCCATTACCTCAAGGGTATGGCTATGTACAAAGACGACCTTCCTGACGGTGTCGATTTGATGTTCAACACGAACAAGAGCGACACAGGAAACAAGCTCGATGCAATGAAGGAATTGAAGAGCGATCCGGACAACCCATTCGGTGCTGTGGTGCGACAGAGGATCGACCCGAAGACCGGCAAAGTAAAATCTGCAATGAACATCGTAAACGAAGAAGGTGACTGGGACCGTTGGTCCAAGAATCTGTCTTCTCAGATGTTGTCCAAGCAGAGTCCGAAACTGGCTCGCGATCAACTCGCTCTTACTTACGAACGTAAAAAGCAAGAGTTCGAAGACATCATGCGACTCACGAATCCTGCCGTCCGTGAGAAACTTCTTCAGTCCTTCTCGGATGGTGCGGATTCTGCTGCCGTGCATCTGAAGGCTGCAGCACTTCCCCGACAGCGTTCCAACGTTATTCTTCCGATCACAAGTATGTCGGACAAAGAGATTTATGCGCCGAATTTCCGTGATGGAGAACGGGTTGTTCTGATCCGTTATCCACATGGTGGGATCTTTGAGATTCCCGAACTGACGGTGAACAATCGTCATCCCGAAGCAAGGCGTTCTCTGGGTCAGGCGCGGGATGCGGTCGGCATCAACCCCAAGGTTGCCGAAAGACTGTCCGGTGCGGACTTCGATGGCGACACAGTTCTGGTAATCCCCAACAACAAGGGCTTGGTAAAGACAGCCCCTGCATTGGAGGGCTTGAAGGGATTCGACCCTCGTCGTGCTTATCCCGAGTACGAGGGCATGAAGCGCATGTCTGCACGAACCAAGGGGTTCGAGATGGGGTTCATCACAAACCTCATCGCGGACATGACCATTCGTGGTGCTCCTGCGCAGGATCTAGCACGTGCTGTTCGCCATTCCATGGTGATCATCGATGCGGAAAAGCACAATCTGAATTATCGCCAATCCGCAATCGACAACGGCATTTCGCAATTGAAGGCGAAGTATCAGGGAAGTTCCAAATCCGGTGCATCAACGCTCATTTCAAGAGCCAACTCCACCGTTCGTGTTCCCGAAAGAAAAGGTAGGTCTGCCAAAGATGGCGGCCCTATCGATCGAGCTACCGGTAAGAAAGTATTCAGGCCCACTGGCGAAACTTATGTGGACGCCAATGGTCGTACCGTACCGAAGACCTTCGAATCAAAGCGTCTGGCAGAGACCGACGATGCACACACCCTCTCTTCAGGCACTCCTATCGAGAAGGTGTACGCCGATCACTCCAATCGGTTGAAGCAATTGGCGAACGACGCACGAAAGGCTATGGTCAACACAAAGACCATCCCTTACAGCCCTTCTGCGAAGATCGCCTATGCAAACGAAGTTAGCTCCCTCCGTGCCAAGTTGGCGGTAGCTCAGCGAAACCGCCCTCTTGAAAGACAAGCCCAGCTGTTGGCAAACGCCACCGTCCAGGCAAAGAAGGATGCTAATCCAGATCTGGAACCTTCTGATCTAAAGAAGATCCAAGCCTTGGCATTGGCTGCTGCCAGGAACCGTACTGGCGCCCGTAAGAAACGAATCGAGATTACCCCCAATGAATGGGCAGCCATTCAAGCAGGCGCTCTCAGTAACAACACATTGAAGCAGATCCTTGAGAATTCGGATCTGGACAAAGTGAAAGAACTGGCGACACCAAGAACTCAACTCAAGATGACTCCTTCCAAGATGGCAAGAGCACGTACCATGTTGGAATCTGGTTACACCCAAGCCGAAGTAGCAGACGCTCTTGGTGTGTCATTGAGTACACTCAAGACTACGATTGATGGAGAGTGATTGTAGTGACATTGCACATGCTTACTACAGTCGACAATCCTTACGATCCATTCACACAGTATGACGAATGGTTGGCGTTCGATCAACGTCTCGGTTACTTTACGATTGAGTACCTCGCCCGCATCACCATCACCTCAAGTGAACTTTCGGAAACTGATCAAGACTTGGCGATCGAACAAGCAATCGATGAGATCGTCGAGTACAACGTAAGTGGGATGCATCGCAAGGTTTCTGCACCTGCAGGGTGGACACCTTAGCTCGTTCGAGGTCTAGAAAGATTTGTAGTGGGGGGAGGGGGGTCTCGCAAAAACCCCTCCCCCTCTGCATCGCGGCCGTCTTAAATTTTCCCCCGGCGGACTTTTTGACCCATTCTTCTTACCCCGCGGGGTCTAAAAGCACCTCGGAAGGAGGTCTAAAGTGCAGTGAGTCGGCGCAAAAGTGATCCACTTGAAGGAAGAAGTCG